CTCACTGGGGATTTTGTAGAACTGTGTGGCTACTGCTTTTTCATTAGCGAGGAAGCTATGCTAGACGACGATCAAGCCGACGATGACTATGTGTCGGAAGGGAGTGCCTATGAAGATAGCGACTATTGACATCGAGACGACCACGACACTGGACACCATCTGGTGCTGTGGGATTCACTATCACGATGGAGGTAGTATCATTGCAACAACCCCTGAGGCTTTTACCGCAGCTATGGAAGGTATTGATACGGTTGTGACCTATAACGGCATATCGTTCGACATCCCGCTACTACAGGCTCTCTGGGGCATCTCGTTCGACGGCATCGGGATCATCGACGCTATGGTGATGTCTAGGCTGTACAATCCGAGCTTGGAAGGCGGTCACAGTCTACGTGCTTGGGGTGACAGACTTAACTGGCCGAAGGGTGACTTCACAGACTACGACGGCGGTTTCTGTGAGGAGATGGCTTTGTACTGTCAGCGTGACGTCGAGTTGACTACGAAGGTCTACTACGAAGTCAAGAAGCTGCTGGAGGAGGATGGCTTCAGTCAGGACAGTGTGGACTTGGAACACGCTGTGACTACTGAGCTGGCTCTACAGGAGCGTAACGGCTTCAAGATAGACCTAGCACACGCTAACCAGCTCTACTCTACTCTGACTCACAGGATGCGTCAGATCGAGGACGAGCTACAGTCTAAGTTTCCTCCTATCGTGACTGAGAGGTGGTCTGAGAAGACAGGTAAGCAGTTGAAGGACTCTGTCGAAGTATTCAACGTAGGCTCACGTCAGCAGATAGTCAAGCGACTGTCAGGCGCTGGTGTACGCTTCACTGAGAAGACTGAGGCAGGACAGTACAAGGTAGATGAGACAGTGCTGGGTGCTATAGATCATCCAGACGCTCAGTTAGTCGCTGAGTATCTGATCGTCCAGAAGAGAGCCTCACAGGTCTCTAGCTGGCTGGAAGCAGTCAGTGAGGATGGTAGGGTACACGGGCGAGTAATCAGCTCAGGAGCCGCTACAGGGCGTATGACGCACATTGCTCCTAATATGGCTCAGATACCTTCAGTCAGAAAGGTCTACGACGGTATGTCACACATTGACAGAGTCAAGGCTGAGTATGGCGCAGCGTGCCGAGCGTGCTGGACTGTCGAGGAAGGTAACAAGCTGGTCGGTGTGGACGCTAGCGGTCTGGAGCTTAGGATGCTCGCTCATTACATGAAGGACAGTGACTACGTCAGCACGATCCTTGATGGCGACATCCACAGCGAGAACCAGAAGGCTGCTGGACTAGACACCAGAGACCAAGCTAAGACCTTCATCTACGCTTTCTTGTATGGCGCTGGAGACGCTAAGATAGGCTCCATCGCAGGCAAGGGAGCAACACATGGTAAGAAGTTGAAGCGTGACTTCCTGAACAACGTACCCTCACTCAAGGCTCTCAAGGACTTGGTCGAGAACATTGCCGACAAGAGCGGCTCTCTGCCTAGTCTGGACGGTCGTAGGATACGTATCAGGAAAGCATACTCTGCTCTTAACTTCCTACTGCAAGGCGGCGGTGCTGTTCTGATGAAGAAGGCGCTGCTAATTGGAGTCAAGACACTACGTAGTAACGACATCCCATTCAAGATTGTCGCTAACGTACACGACGAGGTGCAGGTGGAAACACCACAACACTTCGCCAAAGCTGTCGGCATCCACTTCAGAAACGCTATCAGGGCGGCTGGTGAGGAGCTGGGGCTGAGGTGTCCTATGGACGGTGAGTACAAGATTGGTGACAACTGGAGTGAGACTCACTAGTGCTTGACAATATCTGAAAACGTGGTATAATATACTTATAAAGGGGTAAAGTTATTTACTTTTTTATGTTAACTATAGTCTATAAGGAGATTGTTATATGACTACTGATGTTAAACCTATTGCTATTAACGCTACTGTCTACTGGGCTAACTTGCAGACAAAGAATGAGTTGTCTAACAAGTACCAAGTTGATCTTGGTGGGTTGTCTCCAGCAGCGGTACAGGCTCTTGAAGAGCGTGGGCTGACTGTTAAGAACAAGCAGGACGAGCGTGGTGACTTCATCACTGTGAAGTCCAATAACCCAATCAAGGCCTACGACACTCATGGTGAGGAGATCGGAGCCTTAGTTGGCAACGACTCTAAGGCTAAGGCTGTCGTAGGACACTACGATTGGTCGTTCCAGACTCGCAAGGGTCGTAGCCCATCGCTACTCAAGATGGTCGTAACTGACCTGAACGTGTACGAGCCAAGCTCAGGAGGAGCTGAGTACGACATGGAGGCAGCTCTCTAATGCTGCTGATCGACGGCGACATCATTGCCTACCGCATCGCCGCCGCCTGTGAGGAAGAGACAGACATCTCTTTTGCGCTTCAGTCCTGTAGCACTTTTGTTGCAGGACTGTTGCTCACTTACGAGGGGTTTGGTTTTGACTATCAAATCTATCTCACAGGTAAAGGTAACTTTAGGAATGACGTGGCTGTCACTGCTCCTTACAAGGGAAACCGAACCAAGCCTAAGCCCAAGTATCTGCCAGATGTTAGACAGTATCTGATAGACACTTGGGGTGCTTTGGTGACAGAGGGTGAGGAGGCTGACGATGCAATAGCTATCGCGGCTTCCGAGGCCTCAAGCATGGAGGGGTTCTTACCTATCATCGTCAGCGTCGATAAAGACTTTGATCAGGTAGCAGGGACGCACTATAACTTTGTAAGGAACGAGGAGTACTACATAACCGAGGAGGAAGGCTTGAAGAATTTCTACAAGCAAATCCTGACAGGTGACGCTATCGACAACATCATCGGAGTTGACGGTGTTGGCTCAGCAGGCGCTGAGGAGCTGATAGGAGGCTGTCGTAAGGAATCGGATATGTGGGACATTTGCGTAGACCAACTGGGCCGTGACAGGGCGCTAGAGAACGCTAGGCTGGTCTGGCTCAGGAGGTTTGCAGGACAGCTGTGGTCTCCTCCTGATGAGAGGAGTAACGAGGAGGTGTGGTATGCCGAGACAACGAGTACCACGCACTAGGGCAGGAGGAACGTGGACGGAGTCTCGATACTGGCAGTTTATCAGGTCAGCATTGAGACAAGCCTATTCACGTTATCCTGTGAAGTTTCAAGCAAAGAAAAAGGTGGAGAGGAGAGTCACTGGTAAGCGTCACAAGTACGAGTACCAGTGTGCAGAGTGTAAAGGATGGTTTATGGGTAAGGAGACTCAGGTAGACCACATAGAGCCAGCAGGGTCGTTGAAGAACTATGACGACCTCGCTGGGTTCTGTGAGCGTCTCTTCTGTGAAGAAGACGGCCTGCAAGTCCTCTGTAGTGAATGCCACAAAGCCAAGACCAAATCAGAACGGAGTAAGCGTAAATGACAAAGCACTTTATTATTCCCGATACCCAAGTCAAACAGGGTAGCGATACTCGCCATCTCAAGTGGGCGGCTGAGTACGCAGTCAAACACAAGCCCGACGTGATCATACACTTAGGAGATCACTGGGATATGCCTTCTCTGTCGAGCTACGACAAGGGTACTAAGTCATTCGAGGGACGCCGCTACATGGCTGACATCGAAGCTGGCAAAAAGGCTATGGACGTGTTTATGAAGCCTATCAGAAAGGCTCAGGCAAAGCAGCGACGTGGACATCGTCAGATATGGAAGCCTCGTATGGTGTTCCTGCTGGGTAACCACGAGGAGCGTATACAGCGTGCCATCGAGAAGCAGCCAGAGCTTGACGGTCTGATGAGCTACGACGACTTCGAGTTGGAGAAGCACGGATGGGAGGTAGTGCCTTTCTTGGAAGTCGCTATAATTGATGGGGTCTGTTACAGCCACTATTTTACCAGTGGCGTGATGGGACGTCCTGTCAGCAGCGCCAGAGCTTTGGTGACAAAGAAGATGGTCAGCTGCGTCATGGGACACGTACAAGACCGTGACATCGCCTACGCTAGGAGAGCTGACGGCAAGTCTGTTACTGGACTATTCGGTGGTATCTTTTACAGGGAAGATCAAGGATACCTTAACCCACAAACTAACGCATCGTGGAGAGGCGTGTGGATGCTTAACGAAGTAGAGGACGGTTCATTCGACGAGATGCCGGTGAGCCTCAACTACTTGGAGAGGAAGTATGGAACTAACTATTGAGGAGCTGAAGGAAAAACTAGCCACAATCGACGAGGTGAGCCTGCTGGAGATTCTAGAGATCGACAGCAGAGACCTCGTCGAGCGTTTCGTAGACAAGATCGAGGACAAGGCTGACGAGTTGGCTGAGGACATCGGAGGCGTGTATGGTGGCTACTAAAGGCAAGTGGGTTCCTATTAGAGAACGTATTAAAAAAGACTTTGAGGAGGTACATCCTGTGAAGGCGAATAGAGAGAGTATTGACGACATCACTCCAGCTGAGTGGGACGCTTACAATATGAATAGGATTAAAAAGATAGGGGAGAATGTTTTGGGTAAGAAGTGGGACAAAGACCCTGCTGAGGTCAAGACGCTAGGAGGTAAAGTACACAGCAACAAAGGCAGCGAGGGATACTTACCAACTAAGCCTATTGACGAGCACAGAAAGGAGTTCTATGAGTCTGTAATGGCTCATAGAGAAAACGATGCAGTGAACAAACCTGCACATTACAACAATGGTAATATAGAGTGTATAGATTATATCGAGCAACAGCTTACCGAAGACGAGTTCAGAGGCTACTTGCTGGGTAACATAATCAAGTACACTCACAGACATAAATACAAGAACGGTGTAGAAGACCTGAAAAAGGCAAACTGGTATCTTGACAAATTAACCAAAAAGCTAGATAAAGAAGAGATCAATCTAGACCACTTGCAAGAATAGGATGAGTAAATGACAGATAGCATGGGGCCATACGAGCAATACATACACAAGTCACGATACGCACGGTATCTGCCTGAGAAACAGCGCCGTGAAACGTGGCCTGAAACGGTAGCTCGCTACATCGAGTTCTTCCGTGACAAACTAGACAGCACTACAGCTGCGAGGCTAGAAGCTGCAATACTAAACCTAGACGTCATGCCCAGTATGAGGGCGCTGATGACAGCTGGTGAGGCTCTGGAGAGAGACAATGTGGCAGGGTTCAACTGCTCATATCTCCCGATAGATAACCCACGAGCCTTTGACGAGCTTATGTTCATACTGCTGTGCGGTACTGGCGTAGGCTTCAGTGTGGAGCGTCAGTACGTCAACAAGATGCCTGAGGTGGCTGAGGAGTTCTTTGACACAGAGACAGTCATACAGGTAGCAGATAGCAAGATAGGGTGGGCTAAGAGCTTCAGAGAGCTTATATCGCTGCTGTACAGCGGCCAAGTACCCAAGTGGGACGTATCGAAGGTACGGCCTGCTGGAGAGCCTCTGAAGACGTTTGGAGGACGATCCTCTGGCCCTGACCCATTGGTAGACCTGTTCAAGTTCACCGTAGAAGTGTTCAAGAAGGCAGCAGGGCGTAAGCTGTCTTCTATCGAGTGTCACGACCTGTGCTGTAAGGTTGCCGATATAGTGGTAGTCGGTGGCGTGAGGCGCAGTGCGTTGATAAGCCTGTCTAACTTAACTGATGACAGGATGAGGAGGGCTAAGTCTGGAGAGTGGTGGATGGAATCGCCGCATCGAGGCTTGGCTAACAACAGCGTGTGCTACACTGAGAAGCCTGACTTTGAGAGCTTCTTAGCTGAATGGACTAGTCTGTTTGAGAGTAAGAGTGGAGAGCGTGGGTTGTTCTCTCGTCCAGCTGCAAAAGCGATAGCGGCAAGGAACGGACGACGAGACCCCGACTATGACTTTGGCACTAACCCGTGTTCAGAGATCATTCTAAGACCGAACCAGTTCTGTAACCTGTCTGAGATCGTACTACGTAGTAACGACACCAGAGAGAGCTTCTTACAGAAGGTGGAGATAGCGACAATCTTAGGCACTCTACAGGCTACACTTACTAACTTCCGGTACTTGCGTAAGTGCTGGGCTGACAACACACAGGACGAGGCGTTGTTGGGTGTTAGTATCACGGGTGTTATGGACAACACCAAGATCAGTGGAGACGCTGAGCTGCTAGCAGAGGCACGAGAGCTGTCTGTAGCCGTCAACGAGACATGGGCGGCTAAGTTAGGCATCAATCAGTCCACTGCTATCACGTGCGTTAAGCCAAGCGGTACAGTGAGTCAGTTGGTCAACAGCGCCTCAGGGTGTCACCCACGATTCAGCAAGTATTACGTCCGACGTGTACGAGCTGACAAGCGTGACCCTATGAGCACTGCTCTGATCGACGCTGGAGTCCCGTATGAGGAAGATAAATTCAACCCAGCTACTTGGGTATTCAGCTTCCCTATGAAGGCTCCTGCACGCTCTGTGACGACCTCAGAGATGGGGGCTATGGAACAGCTCCGTGTCTGGAGTGTGTTACAGGAGCACTGGTGTGAGCACAAGCCGTCAATCACTGTGTACTACAAGGACTCTGAGTTCTTGGAAATAGGACAGTGGGTGTACAATAACTTTGATACAGTGAGTGGAATTAGCTTTCTGCCTTACAGCGATCACTCCTATGTACAGGCTCCTTACGAGGAGATAGACGAGAAAGCGTACAAGGAAATGCTGAAGAAGATGCCTAAGACTATTAACTGGGACATCAATGAGTACGAAGACATGACTGAGGGTGCTCAGAACCTAGCCTGTGTGGCTGGGGCTTGCGAAGTGTAGCAATAGTAAAGCCCACTAGAGATATGGAAGTCTCTAGTGGGCTTTTTTTGTGCCTGTAACAGCACGATCCTAAGGTAGCACAAAGGATTCTTTATTGGTCTCTATTGACCACATTATTAAACGCAGAGCCAAACAGAGAAGGAACAGCTCCTGACCGCGTTAATGTGTCAGCAGCTCTGCCTACTCCTTGTCCAAAACCGTAAAGACTTTGCTGTACTCCAGTTTGTCCTGCTATAGCTCTTTGTACTGTCTGAGGTTTAAGTAATGAAGCCGTTGCTGTACCGAGTAATAATGTACTAGCTGTGTCTAGAGACCTGCCAAAAGCAGTACCAACAACAGTACCTAACACGCCTGTAGCAAATGCTCTCTCAAATATGGATAGTTTATCGTTAGCTGATGACTTCAATCCTTTTAGGAGTTTCTCTTGATCCCTTAATCTTTGCATATCTTCAGCGTATCGAGAGTTTAGAGCTTGGATGTTATTCTTAGCTTGTTGTTTTTTGATATTACGCTCAGCTATAGCTGTAGCATCTTTTTTAGAAACTCTAAACTCAGCATCAATCTTACGAATTTCTTCCGCATGATCAGAAGCAGCTTTAGACACAGCAGCTCTGTTCTCAGCCTTCATTGCTAATATAGTTTTGGCTTTTTGAGAGGCCGCTTCATCAGTCAGTTTATCTGCATACTTTTTAATAGCTTCGTCCCGCTGTCTTGATAGCTGTGAGACCTTTTGAGCTTCCTTCTGCATTACACCCTTACCTCTAGCTGCAAAACCTTTAGAACGGCTCTTAGTAGCTTCAATCCAATCTTCAGCTGTGTAAGCTCCCTGCTGTAGCTTATTACCGCCTGTAGCTTTTGTAGTCGCTTCCTGAACCATCAGTTTATTTTTCCACAAAGACCTATCGGTTTTGAAATCAGCAGCGGCCTTTCCGTCTAGCTGTTTAACTATTATATCGTCTAGGTAATCTTGGATGTCGTCAGATAATTGTCTTACCGCTGTAGACCCTTCTCCTAACTCGCCAATGAAACGGCCGATGTCAGAACGTAATTTAATCATGGCATCGCCTTTGATAGTGCCTTTTTTAACGTTCCTTTCCAGAGTTTCTCTAATAGTAGTAAGTACAGTATCAACACCACTTCCATTACGAGCAAGGCCAGAAACAATAGCTATATCTTTGTTAGCCATCCTCGTAATTTTTCCCATGATTAAGTCAGTATTTACTTTGTAGTTAGCAGACTTAGCAGACTTAAATCCAAATTTATTCCACAGATCATCTAGACGTAATAGGGCGTCCTGAGGGTCTAGAGTGGTTATTAAGTCTCCGGTCTCGTCAGCCTCTGACGGTAACGAACGAAGTAGTGTGTTAGACCTAAACTCAGCATTTAAGGCATTGACAGCAGCATCGGCCTCCATTACTGCTTCTCTCTCAATCCTAGAAATTGTTAGATTAGTGGTGTCAGTTAGTTCTTGTAGCCTCTGATCGTAACCATTGGCTCTTGTATCGCCGCTTATTCTTTTAGATGCTTTTAACCTCCCCTTAGCGTCCTTCTGAATCTCTTCAGCAGCCTCAATAGCTAATTCTTTGTTTCTTCCTTGAACGTATCTAACATTATTTAGAGCGCTCTGGGCGTCTCTCAGCATGTTACTTTGCTGGTTCTTTAGATCAGCTGCTTTCTTGGGAAATTTAGATATTAAGTTATTAACCTGCTGACCTAGCATACTATTAGACGAGAAAGCCTTACCTACCAAGTATCTATAAACATCAGAAGCGCCGGTCTGTCCTTTATAGCCTTCTGTAAACATTAAATTTATAAAGTCATCTCCTCCGCCTAAGTCCTGAGCAGTTCGCCTTCTGGTGATGCCATTCCATAATCTGCCCGCGCCTTCAAAGCCCATAGGAAAAGCAGCAGAAAGAGCGCCTGACCACATAGCGTTTTCTATCTTCTCTTCTGTGGTCGCTCCTTCGTATCCAAATACAGCGCCTTCAGTGCCTGCTAGTGCTGTGGCTTGCATCCAAGTCGGCGTGCGCGCAGCAACGGCAGCTACTGCTTCTCTACTAGACATGAGAGCGTTCTGTACCGGCCCTAAAGTAGCTCTTCCCTGCATACCGCCAGCGGCCATCTGCCTAGCCAGCTGTTGAGAAGCCATCGCAGTTTCGTCCGTAGCTCCTAATATAGCTGGAGCAGCTCTACTGGCTTGAGCGCCTTGCCGGAGCGTTCTACCTGTTTGCAGTAACTGACCTCCATACAGTGATGCAGGAGAGGCAACACCTCCTAAAATGTTAAGGCCTAACGCTGTCATAGGATTTTCTTCACGAAATCTCTGACTTTCTGCTTCCGACCGCGCCAACATTTCTTCTCTGACTTCTGTTAGAGACTTTTCTTCAGATGGGCTTATTATCTTCCAAGCTGCCGCTGAAACCCAAGAAGAAATTTCCTCACCCTTGTTTAGCCACATACCGTCTACTAACGCCCTAGCTCCCATCATCAGGTCGTTTCCGAACGAGCCTTCATCAGCAGAGCGCATAACAGCTTCCATACGAGCTGCTCTATCACGTATAAGACCTTCTTCAAATATATTATTGCCTCTGACATGGTGTTCTGCCTGACGGAGCTGTCTTTGAACGTCTTCAACAGTTCGAGATGACTGTGGATTGACAGCCGCCTCTCGTTCCATAGCCCTTAAACGCTCTCTGATTTCATTAACATCTGCCATATTATTGTCTCACCAATGTCTGATATTCAAAAGGCACTATACCGTACTCTTCCTTAATTCCCTGCAATACTACTTCTAAATCATCATCTGACGCTTCGTTAATAAGCTCGTTAATAATACCAGATTTGGTCGCCATGTAGTATCTCTGCCAAGCTGAGCTAATCCCGACCATATTGGCGTTTTCTCCTCTTGTCATCTGCTGATCCCAAATAGTACTTTTTAATCTGGCGTAATCTGCGGCCATCTTATAAGCAAACTCAGCCTGCTTAAAATATCTAGCTAGTTCATCCGCAGAAGCATCGTCGGCAGGAAAGCCTGCTGCAAATAGTGATATATCCCTGTCTGACGCGATGCCCGGAGGCAGCGCATTTATAATCTGTGCGTTTTTATCTCTTGAAAACTCTGTACGTAAGTAGGACAGTTCGTCTCTTCCGTTAGGTATCTCGTTATAAATAGATTCAATGGTACGAGTAGCTAGACCGCCTCCAGTTCTTATATCCCTATTAACACTACCGTCTGGGTTTATTACACCAAGCCGCTGCAAAGAATCCAGAGCGCCTTCTGCTCGATATATACCGTCAACAGCCGAGCTTGACGCCCTAGCGTTTTCTATGTCTGCCGTTCGCATAGTACCGACAAACGAACCCCTCTCAATTTCCTCAGGGATAGTAACGTAGTCATCAAAGTCTGAGGCGTCCTTAATGTTTCCACTAAGGATGTTAGATACAATAGCAGCAAAACCTTCTGGATTGTCCTTGTACTTTAAGGACGCTGCGGTAGTCAGAGAAGTCACTTTAGAAGCGTTAAGATTGCTAGAGCCATCGTATACAGTTTCTACTACCGGCTTACCATCTGGGCCTGTGGTGATTGCTATTACCTGATCACCTGTCTGCCTAATATCTGGCTTTTTGTCGGCGTCTAGATTCCTTACTAGGTTCATAGAATCTATTCTAATTCTTTCATTATTTAATCTTCGCTGCTCTGTAAGTTCTTCTCTTCTAGCTGCTAGATTACCCTCATCAACTTCAATAGATCGTTCAGCTCTTTTTTCTTGTGCTACTCCCATCATATACTGAACACCGGAGCCGGCCTGTACTCTATCCAGAATATCGGCATATCTTTGATGCTCTTGCATAGTCTTAGGAGTACCCATTGCTTTGAGGTCGTCACGGGCCTTCTCAGCCTCGCTACGAAGGTCTACACCAAACAGACCACCAGCAGCTCTACGCAGCTGACGCTCCCTCTGAGGGGCGTAATAAGCAGCCATGCCGCCTAAAGTACCCACAAGCTCAGCTTGACGTAGTCCTTCAGCCTTGTCTTCTATTGCTTCGTTGGGCAGGACGTCTTTGAATAATCCTTGAATATCTATCTGTGCCATATCTGCTCCTAAAACCTAAGGGCGCCGCCGGTTAGTTCATCCAAATCAGCGTCAGTGTAGTTACCAAAACTAGGAACAGTTCCAGCGCTGGTTGTTCTATTTAGTATAGCGTCGATTAGGCCTCTAGTCCCATCTTGGCGATTACCAGTTATAAGATTACTGATAGCCTGAATCTGCTGCTGCCTTTGATTAGCCGCTGCTGTTTCTGCTCCTATTTGAGACTGTAGACCTGCCTCAATCAGTGCAGCTTGCAGCTGTGCCAATTGACGCTGACCAGCTCCTCCTATGGCGGCAAGGTCTAGAGAAGGCTGAACCGTCGCTAGAAGCTCCTGCTGAGGCCTGTAAGCCTCGCCAAGCAAGGACGTACCTAGACCCAACTGCTGAGCTTGATACGCTAGAGCCTGTCGTGAGGCCTCCTGACGCGCTCTAGACTCTAGATCGGCCTGTGTAAGACCTAGTTGACGGCCTTGTAGACCAAGCTCACCAAACATACCCGTCTCTGCTGTACCTTGACGTATAGCCTCTAGAGTCTGTGCTGATCTACGTGCAGCTTCTTGTTCTGCCAGCTGTCGAGCCTGTACAGCACTTCCTAGTCGAGCTTCCTCTACAGCCTTAGCTCTGGCAAACTCTTCTGGAGTACCGCCGAACATCGCTGTCCGTACACCGCCTCGGCCTTGACCAAACAGCCTCTGCTCTAGAGCCAGCTGCTCTCGTTCTCTTGCAGGAGCCTGCATAGCTTCAAGCTCTTGATAAATCTGCTGCTGTCTAGCCATGTCTGGTTGGCTAGCTAGCATACTTATCAAGTCTTGTTCTCGTTGTCTAGAAGAGCCTAGTCCAAGTCCTCCAAGCTCTGCTTCCATGCCCAGCAGAACGTCTCTGCCCATAGCTGGAGCACCGCTAACACCAAACTCACCAGCAGCTTGTTGATAGACGTCAGCAAGTGTTTCTCTGCCTCCAATAAGACCTGTACCAGCCTGTGTAAGCTGCTGTCGTATTGCTTCTTGCTCAGGCGTTAGATTAAATCCCATACCGCCTGTGGGAGTAGCTTGAGCGCCTCCTAGAGCAGACGTTACGGCAAACGGCCTAAACTCCGTAGTAGAAGCTAGTCCTTGTCCTTCCGTTCTTGCCGTCTGTAACGCTTCTCTACCTACTTGCTGGACATCTTTAATGCCTCTGTCAAATCCGTAGATAGCTGCTGCTCCAGACAAAGCATCAGTTAGTAAACTCATTTGCTATCTTCTCCCTCTTAAATTGAGTAGCCCTAGAAACTCAGGCTTTATCACGTCTTCAAAGACAAATTGATCTCCAAATAACTTGTTTGCTATAGGAGCAGTAAGGGCTATCACTCCAGAGGCTCCTCGTTCACCTTTGTCGCCTTTGTCGCCTTTTGCCCCATCAGCGCCGTCAGCGCCATCACGCCCATCCACACCATCACGACCATCAGTACCGTCAACACCGTCACGACCGTCCTTACCATCTGTTCCGTTAATGACTGTAACATTTCCACCACCACCGTTTTGTGTAGGGCCAATAGCAGGGCCAGCTCCGTCTCCTAAAGTAACTGCACCGCCTCCAGTACCTGTAGTAGCAGTGCCTGTAGTTGTACCTGTAGTAGTAGTGCCTGTAGTTGTACCTGTAGTAGTAGTGCCTAAAGAGCCAGTATTGTTTAATGTTGCTGTACCACCTGTCGATCCAGTAATAATATTGGCAGCATCAGCACCAACAGCGCCTGTGGTGTTAACAGTAATATCTATAGTACCGTCCGTACTGCCGTCGGTAGTTTTTGCACTGCTTTCTATGTATGGGTTACCGTTTTCAAACAAAATAGACGCAGTCTCTCCAGTGTCCGTACCTGTCCAGCCAGCCACTGTGGAGGCGTCTATGGTCTGTCCTGTGTATATTCTATTGCCTGCTTCATCAAATGGAGTATAGTGGAATACGTTCTGTTCAGCGTCATACACAAATGAGTAGTCTCCAGATATTCTGTCATCTGTAACAATGTCGCCTATTTGCAGACCTCCGTCTTCAATGTCGTCACCTATCTTAGTTGTGTCACCAACTAGATCAGAGTCTCCTCCTGCCAGATCAATAACCTGAGCTTGTCTTACAGCAGCTGCTGAGGTGTCCCCTCCGAAGACATTCTGTATATCTTGTACTGTGCTTTGAGAAATAGAAGGCGAAGAAGGAGCAGCCTCTCCTCCAGCAGCATCAGTAATGTTAATTCTCTTGTTAATCAGACCACTTTGATCTGAATTGCTTTTAAGGTCTAGAGTATTAGGGTCGTGTGCTACCCCAGCTTCTGTTAGCTTTTCGCTTATAGCGGCTCTCTTTGCTTCGTCAGACAGAGTACCATTACGTATAGCGTCTGTCTCGTCTATAAGCTCATCATACTCTGACTGAGTCATGTCGGCTTTAGGAGCCTTAGAAGGGTCTACAGTATCGCTTGGAATACCTGAATCTTGGTCAAATCCCATCATGCCTCCGCCAAGAAGACCTGTACCCATGCCGCCCGCTGGAGGAGCGTAGACATCAGCCATACCGCCTAAGCTAGTTCCTAGACCACCCCCTCGCGTACCAGTTACGGTAATAAGGTATGGACTTCTGCTAGATACTGAAGTACCCATTAACTATACTCCTATCGTACTCGTCGTCTAGCGCCGGTAGTGCGTCTGCTTACTCGTGTAGCCATCTTCTTCTTGGCTTTCTGAGCAGCTGCCTTACCTTTTTTAGTGTATGCGTACTTCTTACCATTGACCATTGGCATATTACTTTCTCCTCTTACCGCTAGCGGTTGTAGACCATTTTACTCGCTTAGGGCCGGTTTTCTTACCAGCTTCCTTCTTAGTTATCTTCTTTGCTACCTTCTTAGGTCGGCAGGCTGGGTAGGGACGCTTAGAGCCTTTAGCAGACTTTCTGCCGCAAGCCTTGCCTGTCTTGACATCAGTCCATTCTTCGCTGAACCACTTGCCTAAACCACCCTTCTTAGTACTACTTTTTTTTCTTGCTGCCACGTTTAGCTACCTTGTTGTTGCCGCCCTTCCAAGTACCGCCTTTCTCTTTGTACCACTTAGCTGCCCAAGCGTTAGCGTAGGCTGATGGGTATACGTCAAACTTACGTTTAGCTGCTGCTTTAGCTCTAGACCACAGAGCTGAATCATTTGGAACTGCCTTAGCCATTACCACTTCTCCTTGTTGGCCCAGTACGCTGCGCTCATCTTGCCTTTAGCAATGTTCTTAGCGTGTCTGGCTTTGAAGCTCTTGCGTCTATTCCTGTACGCTTGAGACTCTCCTTTCTTCTTTGGCGACCCTGATACTCCCTGCTGACCGAATCGAATAGTCTTGATCTGATCACCTTCTTTAGCCACTACCACGTGAGACTTGGTAGGGTGATTAGGCGTTCTCTTAGGCTTGTTGTAGCCAGATACGCCAGCTCTAGCTAATCTAGGGTCTTTCTTCTTTGCAGGCATTATGACTTCCTTTCTACTTGTTTAACTTTCTCTACTGTCCTCATAGCTCCTAAGCCTAGCATTCCCATCAGCACCGGCATCATCAAGTCCAGCTCTATCATAGGAATGATCACATTAGTTTCTAGAAGCTCTAGAGTCATGTTTGCAAAAGGTATCACTAAAAAGTTACCAGCCATGCCAAGACAGCACACCCAGCCTATAGCAGGTCTCCACCCAGCAACGAACATACTGTGATGCTGAGCCTCTGCTTTATTTACTTCTAGCTGAGCTTTTACGACTTCATGCGCGTGTCGCTCTGCCATAGTGGCAATGTCATGGGCAAGACGTTCTTTTTCATCTTTGTCTTGTACTACCTTGTCAAGGATGTCTGATACTGGCCCGACTAAACTAGATAATAGTGAAAGCATAGTTCAGTCCTTAAACTACAAATATCAAACCAGCAGTGCATACAAAAAGCACACCCGCCAGTACTATCCATCTTTTCTTTACAGGTACTTCAGTATCCAGCCACTCTTTAGCATCAGCTAGAGAATCCTGACATTTTTCCAACATTGCGCTCAACCAAGTAATCATTTATCCACCGTGCTCCCGTGTTATTCTGTCCTGCAAGACAGCTGTCATTGTTTCTAGAGCGCTGATTCTAGTGCCTTGAGTTATTAACTCTTTTTCAAAGCCGTCCATACGCGCCCGTTCAGTCTCATAGTGCTCTCTGACTTGAGAGGTATTTACTTCTACTTTTACAGTCAAGTTGCTGATCTGAGTCATTATAGCTACCATGCCAGTAACTATTAGACCAGCCATGACTGTAGAAATTATTTGAGTGGTATTTAACTGCATCAGTACGTACCACCATCTACCGTACCTAAGTTAACAGTGCCAGTAGCTGTGATGTTGTCTACTGTAACAGTGCCTGTAAAGGTAGGAGAAGCCAAGTCAGACTTAGTAGCTACAGCAACTGACACAGCATCAAGGTCAGCTCCTATCTCTGTTCCTTTAATTACCTTTGCAGGGTTGCCTGAGACTAAGGCGTCTTTACTGGCGTAATTCGTGATTCGCGTGTAGTTTGACATTATATAATCCTACCTAATAGAGCATGAATATTAAGTTCTTGTATAGCTATAGAATTACCGTCTACAGCGGTTTCTACGCCTACCGACACTACAGTTCCATGACCGCTAGTATTGATCTTCTGTCTGTTGATTAACGAAATAGAAGAACTGTATTCTGCATCTGTGTTAAATTCTGATATGTTGTACTGACCTGCGTTGCTCTTAGGAAGCGTATATGCTTGCTTCTTGTAAGCTCCTGAGTAGTCGTAAGCCCAGTTCAAGACAACTACAGCCTCAGCGCCGTCAAAGGTTGTCAAGTTAATCTTTTTAAGAAACTTTAAGATAGAACTATCACCAAAGCTAAGAGGATGCGAAAAGTAGCTTAGCTGATAAGATGTATCGTTGTCGTCGTATCCAAAGTATTTAGCAATGCCAGCAGAGTTACCAATGTAAATTGTATCGTCTTCTAGGTTGGTAAAGCACAGCGGAGCCATGTGCGACCACGTAGTCGCTCTGTATGAGCCGTCCTGCAAAGGAAACCTAGTATCAAACACGTATACAGTCTGTAGACCAGAAAAGTTTACCAGCACAAACGCCTCTTTAGGAGAGTAGTGCATTGATATGTTTCCTGTCTCAGCGGCTACTAAGTTCTTAATGTCATTGTTAACGTTCTTAGATATGTCGCCAATAGGAGATGACTTTT